GGTTTGGAAAACCCAAAAACATTAGCAGCTCTCGCGAGCACAGAGCTCGTCCAAGATACAGTTGACATAGCCGAACTAAGAAGGGGAATTTCACCCATAACAGAAGCAGCTTTACCAATCTTAGTGAGAACAGTAGAAACTGGTCCAACTCCAGCAGCGTTTTGCTCTTGACGAGCTACACTGGGAGCCATTTGGTTCATAGCAGCACCTGAAAGGGTAATATTATCCATCCTAGCCCACATTGTCCAATTCGCGGTGTTATCACCAGAACCAGCCTGCAACGCAGCATAAGGATATATAAAAACATATCCCATACCTTGGTATGCACCTACGCTCTGATTAATAACATGGTGTGTATAAATAGAAGTAAAGGGTATTCTTAACTCTACGTGTGTTTGTTTAGCCAAATCTAATTCTACATGGGGTAATTGAGTAATGGTCATTAGGTTAGCAGTATGCATTCGATACATAGCTTTATAACCTTCATCACCAGCTTCAACACCACCAGAAGGACACCATGCCAAAATATACCGTCCTGTCTGGAAACGAACTGCATTCACATTGAGTACAATGATCATATCAGCTCGCAACATATAGGTACCAATCAATTTATACGACTTAACACTAGTGACAGTAAGATATTGCCAAGGATCTCGAACAGAAAGCTTACCAGAATCAGTAGTAGTGAAGGCACCACTATCCAATCTGGTAGGTTTCTTGAGAAAATCGATGATATTCTTAGAGCCACTAACGTCAACAGTCGATAAAAGATCGGAGCTAACGTCCGTAGGAACGGGTATTTGAGCAACCTCACCGGGGGTATCATCTTGAAAATAAGTAGTTAATGCAGGCTCGCTTCTAGTCTGGACGACCGCCTCAAATGCGCCAGATGGTTCAATAATTTGTAGTTGATTTCCAGAATCGTTCATTGTTGGTACGGGCCCAAGGCGTACGGATAGGCACAAAATAAAACGTTGATTATATTTGGTGTATGAGAAGTTAATTTGTCGGAGGTGACATATCCCTGTCGGTACCGTACGCGTACTGGGAGAGGATGCATTGATTCCGAGGAATTTCTGCTTAAAGGCGTTCCTACCAACACCAGGGGTATATCTATAAAATCTGTTCCTCATTCAAAACCTCGTCTAAAGTGACAAGATATGAACGAGTACTTGGGTTATAATATCCACCAAAATATCTTTCAATTTTGGCCAAACCAGCATCAAATACTTCTTTACCATGCAATGCTAACTCTCGACGTGCGACCTCAGCATTGGCGCAAGCCACTTCCAAATAGTTCCCCCTACGGGTCCACATTGGTGTTTCCATGGTTACGTCAATATCAAGAGGTCCAACCCAACAATCACGTTCTCTACAAAACCTAAAACTTCGCTTAAGGAAAGTAACATCACTAAGAGTTTTAAGTTCGTCTGAAATCTCAGATTTGTCAGCTGAAGTATAAATATAACCTAACTTCGCAACTTCTTCTGAAAATCTTCTTTCAGTAAAAATATGCTTATACTCATCAGAGATGGAAGCAATATTATCGTCGCCTAAAACGACTGGCATAACATGTTTTTCC